ACAGCGTTATTTACACAACGTTTTGTTGGTCAACCATTTACGTTTGCGTTTGCACAAGTTGGAACTAACTGTGGACTTGTTGGACAGAATGCTTGTGTTGAAGTTGATGGTTCTGCGTATTGGATGTCAGAGAATGGTTTTTTTAGATACGCTGGTAAATTAGAATCACTGCCGTGTTTGGTAGAGGACCATGTGTATGACAATATAAATTTAGATTCTGGTAATCAAATGGTATCAGCAGGATTAAATAATTTGTTTGGTGAAGTAATATGGTTTTATCCAACAACAGGATCATCAGTAGTTAATAGACAAGTCACATATAATTACTTTGATTCATCACCACAAAGACCAGTATGGACCGTAGGAACACTTGCTAGAACAATGTGGGAAGACTCAGCAGTATTTGGAAAACCACACGCATTAGAATATGATGCAGCTACAGATACATCTTTTGATGTCGTAGGCAACACAGAAGGTAGAACAACATACTATGAACACGAAACAGGGACCGATCAAGTTAAAGGTGGAACTGTTACAGCGATTACTGCAAATATTGCATCTGGAGATTTTGATATAAGTCAAAGAAGAGGTATCACAGGACAGTCAACTGGAGTGGCTGATCTTAGAGGAGATGGTGAGTTTTTAATGAAGATAAGAAGATTTATACCAGACTTTATATCTCAAACAGGTAATACACAAGTTACATTACAATTAAGAAATTTTCCTAATGATAGTCAAGCAAGCTCAGCATTAGGACCATTTACTGTTTCATCATCTACACAAAAAGTAGATACACGTGCAAGAGCAAGAGCTATTGCATTAAAAGTAGAAAATACATCGTCAGCTCAAAGTTGGAAGCTAGGAACTTTTAGGTTAGATATACAACCAGATGGGAGAAGATAATGCCATTAAATAAAAAAGGTAAAAAAATAATGAAGTCTATGAAAAAACAGTATGGTAAAAAACGTGGTGAACAAGTTTTTTATGCATCATTAAACAAGAAAAAAATTAAGGGAGTTAAAAAAGGATAATGGCAAAAATAGTACAAGTATTAACAAGACCTAGTAAAGAGTATGATCTGCCAACAGCAGAGGCACAGGTCAGAGATCTTGATGCGATCGTAGAAAAATTAAATACAACGTTTCAAGAAGAATTAAAAGATGAGGTAGAAGCATTTAACTTCTTTTTAAATTAATGGCAAATAGTTTTATAAATAAAAAAGCAGATTTAACAACAACAGACCTAACAACACTGTATACAGTGCCTAGTTTCAAAGCTGCTGTTGTAAAATCATTGTTAGTATCTGAAGACGCTGGATCAGGAACTACGATAACTGTAACTTTAGTTAATTCTAGTGGTGCTATATTTAATTTGTTTAAAACTAAAGCTATTGCATCTAATGCAACGACAGAACTTTTAACTCAACCTCTTGTAATGGAGGAGAGTGAGGTATTAAAAGTACAAGCTGCTGACGCGAACGAGCTGCACGTCATAGCTTCTATATTAGAAATACAGCCACGAGAGGTAACAACATAGTGAAAGACATACCAACAATAGAACCAAAAGAGATTATAACAACAATAACAAATATGAAGACAGGCGAGGTATATAAAGACGATTCTGAGTGGAAAGCTAAAAATATACCTGAATCTGATATAAGAAAAGATGTCAGAGTAATCATGCCTAGCCTTGATTTATTTGGAGAAACAAAATAAGATAGTAAGATGGCCATAACTAGAGCACAACAATACAAACAGATGTTACAAAACGGTGGACGTATAGGTTTAAAACCTGGAGGTCCTCCTGGTGGTGGAGATCCAGGCATGAAATATAATGCCCCTAATCCAAGAGAGAATAGAAGAGGTGGTCAATATACTTCTCCAGAGGCAAAAGCAGTAGTAACAAGACAAGAGTTAAAAGACATCGTAAATCAAATAGAAAACGATAAAAAAGAAGAACTAGTAGAAGTATTTAGAAACAGAACTGGTCCATTTGATAAAATAAAAAATTTTATACCTTATGTTGGTTTAATAAGTAGATTTGTTCCTAATACTAGAAATTTTTTATTAGACAAAGTTATTGACGCTAAAAAAGGAGTTTTTGATCCAAACAATCCTAATTATCTTGGCGATATTTACAGTATGTCACCACAAGAACAAGAAGAACTTCTTTCTGAATACAATAGAATGAGAGGTATGGGTGAAATAGATGCATACGGTAGAAAAATTGAACCAAGAGATGGACCTGATGAAATAATTATACCTGAGTTTGCTCAAGCACCAAGCACCATGGACCAAATAGATAAAGAAACACTGACCCCGGTTCAACAAGCAATAGTAGACAGAGGTATAGCAAGAGCATTTGTAGCTAAAGGTGGAAGAGCAGGGTTTAGAAGTGCAGGAGCCGTGTCAGCTGCTTATGGAGATGCAGCAGCAA